AAAGACTTTGCTTGATCTAGGGCAAGCGTTGCACGGGCTTTGATCTGGGAGACTAAGGCTCCCTCCCCGCGTTGGATCAGCGATTCGTATTGCTGATTTTTAGCCACGACTTGCTGGGCAAATCGGATGGCTTCTTCGCGCATCTTCTCAGCGGCCTCACGTTGGCGCTGGGCCTCGTGCTGCTCGTACTTAAGTTTGTTGATGCGCTTGCGGACTTTGTCACTGTAGTCCGACAGTTCTTCGTCGTTCTCTTCCTTCTCAGCCTGTTTAACCGGCTGCTTGGGAAGATCATCGACGATCTCTAGTTCGATTTGCTCTGTGGCTTTCGCCTCAGGTTCATTCTTTTCAGGGATTTGCAACGGGGTGGTTACCCCGAAGAACTTGTCCTCTTTGGACATTTCAGCGGCTTCTACGCTCATGCCTTCACCACTCCACGCGGGTCTTCAACGATGGCTTCAACGCTATCGTCGTTGATGAGTCGGAACTCTTTCCCATGGACCTTGAAGCGGGTTCCCGAATAGGAACGCATCATGATCCAGTCCCCTTCTTTGCAGTAGGGACCGGAAGGGAAACGGTCAGGGGACTTGTAAGCATCTGGCCCCGTCGCGAGGACGAAACCCACGATGCTTCCAATTTCTTCGGCTTCCAGTGTGGAAGAAGCCTTGAGAATGCCACCTTCGGTTTTCTCTTCTGGATTGGGGAGGGCGATGAGGAGTTTGTACCCAGTCGGTTTGGGTAACTGACTTGCGACTTTTTCGTCGTTTTTTGACATATTTTCCTGCACCTTTCGGCGTTTGCACCCCATGTGGGGCGGTTGCACTGTTTACACAGTGAGTTTGTTAAGCCGTTTAATCATCATCAATTTGCTTTGTGAGGTCAAGTAGTTCCCGTTCAGCACGGGCTAACCCCTCTATGACACCACAACACCTCTTGTACTCATTGAAGTCCTGACAACCGCCGCCTGCGATATGATCAGCCATATCGTTCATCTGCTGGCGAAAGGACTTTCTGAGGTATTCGGCTAAATTATCGCTGGCGTTTTGCATTCTTTTCCTGCTCACGCTGCTGCACGGAGAGCATTTCCCGTGCGATTTCGACTCCTAACTTGGCCCCTTCGACCTTGTCTTTGGAGGCGATCTCTTTGGTACGCAGTTCGTTGTCGGTGTTGGTTGTCGCGATCTGAACACCCAGACGCGCCCCTTCGATACGCTCTTGAGCCTTGAGACGGGCCTGTTCGGCCTGTAGGCGCATCTGCGCTTTCTGCATGTCCGCTTGGACACGGGCCATGTCGGCTTGGGCTTTCTGCTGGATTTCCTGCGCCCGGAGTTGCAGTTTCTGCATTTCCATCTGAAGGACCGGGTCTTGAGCCTGTTGCTGCTGTTGCTGCTGCTGGGCTTCTTGTTGGGCTTTGCCCAAAACTTGAGCGGCGGCAGGGGCGACCAACTGGGAAATCCGGTATTCGATGTCCTCTGGGAGGGGTTCTTCCGGAGGAGGCAGTTTCATGCCCAACTGCTTTTCGATCTGTGCGCGGTAGGCAAAGGCCAGATGTTCCGACACATGGGCGGCAAGGGAGGCTTGCAGGGCTTGAGCGGCTTGAGGAGCCTGCTGGAGCATCCCCTGTAAACGTGGGTCTTGCCCAAAAGACATGTGAGTTTGGATGTGGGCTTCGTGGTCCTGATAGATAAATGCCTTGATGGGCTTCATCTGCAGGGCGTTCATGTTCTCTGTGACCGGGTCTGTAGGAGGGATGTCCTCCTGCGGGATCACTTCACTGGCATCGGCAATGCCCAGTGCTTCAATCATTTGTTTATGCAGAAGCGGGAGGTCGTATAACTGCGGGGCTTGGGCGGCAAGTTGCAATGCCGCCTGATATTTCATGATCCGCTGGGCCATGGTTCCCGCATTCGGATCAGAAACCGGGATGATATCGATTCGATCATCGAAATCTTCCTTGGTCAGTTCTTTGCCGGGAATATCGTAGGGGTATTCGCTGGGACCGTAGTCATAAACCAACTGAGAAAGAAGTCTGAGTTCTTTCTTCATGGAGGCGTGTAAACGGGCTTGGACCGCTGACATCACCTTCATGGATCGTTCGATGATGGCTAAGGTGGTTCCGACCGGAGCCTCAGCGTTCATGTCGGCAATCTTCATGTCGGCTTGCGAAGCAAACCGTCTACCTTCATCAACGATGTTGCCTAGCAACTGATACAGGGTTCCAGAAGGTTCCTTGTAAGGGAGGAAGGTGATGTTCTCGCGTAGGGTTCCGGACGGAATGTCTACGTCACGGAACTCTCCCGGCATGATGGGGGTATCGTCGCCTTTGATCCGGAGTCCGCGAGTTTTCAAACCGCCCGGAAGATTGGAGAGGGTTCCCGCGTCCACCAACTGTCTCAAGATGGACGTTGAAGATTTGGCTAATCCACCGACAAGGTGAACGAGTCCAAAGCCGTAGAACCCCAAACCGGGGATGTAGGTGTATTGAACGAAATGCTGGCGGCGCTTCTTGAGCGGATCATCTTCATACCAGTTGCGACGAATCGCGAGAATCTTGCGTGAAGATTTGTCGATGGTGATGACGTAAGGCAGTGCGATACCGGTGGGTTCACCCATCTCGTCGGTGTCTTCAAAGCCCGGCAGGTCGTAGTCCACGACCATTTCCAAAAGGGTATAGCGCGAATCCAAATCCATGCCCTTGGATTCACCGTTCAATTTGTCGTAAGACTTTTGAATCTCAGTGATATCGGGGGACGGAGGTGGCAATTCGATGTCGGCATAAAAGCCTGAAACCTGCAACTTACGAATCTCGTTGTAGGTTTTCTTCATCACATGGGTGGCGCGTTCACAAGTAATCAAATCACTTGCGCCGTAAGACACCACGAAATCTTCGGCTGGAACAAAGAGCGAAGCGGGTCTACCCAGTGAAGGATCGTAATAGACCTTTCTAAATGCAGCGCCGCAGAGGGCGAGTGAGAAGAGCAGTTTCTCAGTCTCTGAGCGGTATTCGCTCATTCTTTCAGTCAAGAGATAGTTTAAATACTCTTGAACCCGCTCGGCTTGTTGGGTTCTTTCGGTGGTGGCTTCGCCCAAGATTTTCGTTTGAACAGGGCCACGAGCCGGGAATATTTCTTGAATAGACTGGGCTTGGAACCGAACAATCGCCTCAGAGAGCATGGGGTGAAAGACACCACAGGCTCCTTCCCAAGGCTGGGTGCGATCTTCAATTTTAAGACCTAGAAGGTCTAGCCCTTTGATGTAGGTGGTTTCCCATTCTTTACGGGAATCTTTGTCGGCTTCAAAGAGTGTAGAGAGTTCCGACCCAATGTTCATTAGGGTGGAATCATCAATAAACTCTGCAAGGTTGTCGTTGTGATTGGCAGCAGGAGCAGGTTCCGGGGAGAGATTGATCTCCATGCCCCCATCTGGCAACTCCACCACCACCGACTCTTCAGGCGGCAGAGGGACATCCATCGACTGCCCCGCCATCATGGAGGGCATCAAAGCGCGATCTACCGCCATCGCTTATCTCCTACAGGTCGCGGAACTTTCCGCCCTTAACGGCAGCACCCATACCACGGGCAGTGCCTTCAGTTCCCATGGCCATCTTGCCGCCAAACATTTTCTTTGGACGCATGGCACCGCCAACCATCACCGGTTTGCCTTTGGACATTTTGTCTTTTGGCTGGTTACGGGACTTCGGGGCTTCCATCATTTCAGATTTCTTGGTTCGACCTTTCATCGTTTAAATCCTCAATAGTAAGACGCTTTGCGCTTATATATTGGTTGATCCTTGTAGTCCGACTGCAGGGATACAAACCCGCCCCGTCTGTAACGGAGCAGTGCCTGTGTGCCAGAGTCTACATAGTCATCATGCTCTCCAGCGGGAAAAGACGCAAATTCTTCAACCACTTCCTCTGCAAATCGGGTGTTGGGTCGCCACACTTTTCCGCTAGAGAATAAATCCGCGATGGCATTGACACGGGCAACCTTGTCATTACCCCGTGAGGGGGTGTACTCCGCCACCGGGATTCCCATGGCCCGAAGTTCGAAGATCAAAGGGGTTCCTGCGGCCTTGGCTTCAACGATCAGGGCTTCGGGTTTCCAGTAGTTGTAGAGTTCATAGGCTCTTTTCTTGAGGGTCGGGAACTCCATCTTCTCCTTGTGGGCATCCATGAGAATGATGTTCGGTTGCATGGCTCCGGACCCATCTGGGTGGTAGAAAACGCCCCAAGTGGTACAGGCGGAGTAGTCCGCCCGTTGGGATTTAAGGAATGCGGTGTCCCATGACTGGATCAAAAACTGACACTGCGGGGGTTTGTCTTGTTCCCAGACCTTCCACCACTCCCGTTTAATCAGTGCGCCTTCTTCGGAGGTGGGGTCTTGCTGGTACTGGGCTTGCCATTTATGGACAGGGATTTCTTCCCGGATCGCTTCCAGTTCCTCTAGGGGCCAGAACTCAGGCCAGAGGGGTTTGCCTGACGGCATGATGGCCGGGAACTCTATGACCTCCCATTCATCCCCGCCTCGTTGGGCAGAAGCCTTGAGAACCTGTCCGACCAAGTCTCTTTTCGACCAACGGGTACAAATGATCACAATCGACCCACCCGGCTGAAGACGCTGACGGGGACCGGAGGTGTACCACTCATAAGCATGGTCAAATACAGCCGGATCAGCCGATTGTCCCTCTTGTTCGTCATGGGGGTCGTCGATGATCAGGATATCGGCACCCTTACCGGTTACCGCACCCCCGATACCGATGGCGAAATACTCCCCGCCCTTGGAGGTAGACCAGCGACCTGCGGCTTTGGAGTCCGCCCGGAGGGAAACTTCCGGAAACACACTGCGGTAGTCATCCGAATCTACAAGGTTTCGAACCTTACGACCGAAACCCACAGCCAGTTCCGCTGTGTGAGAGGACTGAATCACCTTCTTCTCAGGGTACTTCCCTAAAAACCACGCCGGGAACAAGAAAGAACCGAACTCAGACTTGGTATGCCGGGGCGGCATGCAAATGATCAGCCTCTTCAACTTCCCAGAGGCGATCTCCTCAAACTTCTCCCCCATGATCTTGTGGTGTCTACCCGAAATGAAACTCGGCCACATCTTCTCCACGAAAGGGATGAACTTCTCCTGCGCTAACTCCCTGCTCTTAGCCCTCTCATACTCCTCCAACAGGTCTAACCACTCCTTCTGCTGGTCTTGGGGTAGGGTTTTTACTAACCCCATGATCTTAGGGAGATTTTCGGCAGTGAGTTGCAAGTAATGAACCTCAAAATGCAGGGACAATAGCCCCCGTTTCATCACATTAATGTGCGCTCGTCGTCTTTAACCCCACCTCTTCGCGAACCCACACCCTCTGGAGTGTGGGTGAAGCGACTTATCACTTGTAGAACCTGTCTATTACCGTCCCAGCATCGCAAGGATTGCTCGGCAATGTGCTACTTATGTATCCTCCCCTCACAATCCTTTCAAGACAGGTCCAATTTTATCACATTTATAAGGGAATGTCAATAAGTTTTCTAAAAAATTTGCAAAATATTTTTTAAACGGGACTCCTACCACGAATTTCTACAAAAAAGCAGGGAAAAACCCTTACAAAACATGAACTTACGCAACATTAACCCCTACCCCATCGTCAAAAATAGGTGATTGGCAGAGTAAAACCGCATATATAGGGATCGCACAGGTACCGTTACGCTACAGGGGGGTCTGGGTATCGCTGATCGCGTCGCCTTCAGCGTCGTTTAACCCCCCGTCGTCGTCACCGGAACCCGCCGGGTCACTCCCGGCGACGAGCGGTAGCGAGTCATCACCATCATCCGCACCGTTTACACGCTCCGATTGCATGTCGATGACCGTGACATGAGGCGCTGATGCACTGAGCAGCAGCGTCAGCCTACGCTCCAACTCGTTGGCGACGGCGAATGTGGGACGCTCGCGTCGATCTTCGATGACCTCAACGAACGCACCGCATGTGCGTCCCCACAGTTCCAGTGCGCGGAGCCTGATTGCGTCATTGCGCTTCTCGTCCTGCGCGAACTTCTTCGCAAGTTCAGCCACTTGTTTGCGATCTGAGACACCACGAGTCTCTAACAGCCGCATCCTCTCGCCCACTAGCGTATCCACCGCTGTCCTAACGTCATCCCGTTGTGCCATCAGGCTCGCTTTGCTGCGAATTGTGTCGCTTTGCATATCGCTTGCGTCATACGCATTTCGATACGCATCGGCCTGACTCATGCCATCTGCGAGGTTTTCAGCGAATTTGCGCTGTTTAGGCGTTAACCCGTATTGATCGCGTACACCTGCCATTGTGATGTTTTGCCCTTGTTTTCTAGTGGTTTCGTAATTCTTTGATGTACTGACATGCTGCAACGTGTCTATGTTGCCCTGTTTTTGAGTGTTTTCAGACTCTGAAACCTACCCTTCGAACCGATTAAACGCAAACTAAATTCGACCGATAATCAATGACTTAGTGATCAAGTGGCAAAATATATCGTTTAACCTGTTGACGAGTGATTCTGTTTCGTTGTGAGATACGCATCACCGGAGGCGGCAACGTCACCGGGACGAAGCGAACCACGGCAACCGCAAGTGAGTGAAAACTCCCCGGACCGAAAGGAACGCGAAGGGTGTAGCCGCTGACACGGTGCATGAGTCCCAACACCCGCTGCTGAGATGCAGCCGCACGGCCCTCCCGTAGAGCGATACACACCTTAGGTCGAAACACTACCGGCTCGGGCTTGATCGCCAACGTCCGGTGAGTGTCTGGCGGTAATGCCGCCACTGACGAGACCAAACAAAACAGGAGATTTCACCATGTCGAACTTTTCAGAACGCGAGTCATGGCTTGCTGCGGCGGCGGTTGCCCTTCAGCACCAAGTGTTCCCCCGTGCCACCATCGAAGCGCAGCAGTGGGAGCAGCGCAAGTACCGTGTCGCTTGCGGGTTCCCCATTGGCTATCGTGGTTCACGCACCGGCAAGGTGACCTTGGGCCAAGCCTTCGACCCGTCGATCTCTGCGGACGGCACCTTCGAAGTGTTCATCAACCCGATTCTAGACAAGCCCATCGATGTCCTCGCGGTTCTCGCTCATGAACTGGCCCATGTGTGGGCGGGTATCCAGTGCGGTCATCGTGGCGAGTTCGCCCGTGTCGCCCGTGCCATCGATCTGGTCGGTCCGTTGACCTCGACTTCCGCAGGTGCGTGGTTGTCCGCTGAATTGGCGGATATCGCGCAGATTCTGGGTCCGTACCCTCACGCGAAGGTGGACCCGAACGCCCGTAAAAAGCAGGGAACACGACTGCTCAAGTTGCAGTGCAACTCGTGCGGTTGGACGGCTCGACTCTCAGGGCTTCAGGCACGACGTTTACACGACGCATCGGCTTGCCCGGTGTGTGCGTCAATCAACTCGCTCAACGTGGAGGAATGATCATGGAAAAGCGCACCTTCTCGCTGCCCCTCAGCGACTCTGACCGCTCGTACCTGAAGATGCACTCAGTGCGTCAGGGTAAGTCGCCCAACGCTCCGGACGATGTCCTGATCGCGGTGTGGAACGGCATCGACCCTCAGGCGGCACCCGCTGCCCGTCTGGATGCCGCGACCATCGAAGGCATTCGTCAGGACGCCATCAAGGCGGCAGTCGCTGCGGTCGAGCAGCACCGTCCGGTCCGCATCGAAATCAAGCACGGGGCGGAGGTCAAAGTCCTCCCCAATGCTCACCGGCACCCGGTGTTCGCCAAGGTCTTAGCGGCCCTCTCCGTTCGCGAGAACGTGTACTTGGTCGGCCCTGCCGGTTCCGGCAAGACCACCATCGCCACTCAGGCCGCTGAGGCGCTTGGGTTGCCGTTCTACTCGACCGGTGCGGTGGGCATGGCGTACCAACTTCAGGGCTTCATCAACCCGGAAGGCAAGTACATGGAAACCGACTTGTATCGGGCCTACGTCAACGGCGGCGTGTTCCTGTTCGACGAGGTCGATGCAAGCAGCGCACAGGCGCTACTCGCGTTCAATGCGATTCTCGCCAACGAGGTCGCAGCGTTCCCGTGTGGGACGGTCAAGAAGCACCCGGACTTCGTGGTCATCGCCGCTGCGAATACCTTCGGCAACGGTGCCGACGCGCAGTATGTCGGTCGCAACCAACTGGATGCGGCGTTCTTGGATCGGTTCATGTTCGTGACGATGGATTACGACGAAAAGTTGGAACTCGCGATCAGCAGCAACGACGAGTGGACGCGCTACGTTCAGGCGGTACGCAAGGCCGTCCGCGCTCACAAGTTGCGACATGTGATCAGCCCCCGCGCTTCGATCAAGGGCGGCAAGTTGCTGAGTGCCGGGTTGTCTCGCGAAGAGGTCGAACAGTCCCTGCTCTGGAAGTCGATGACTGAGGCGGACATCGTCAAGGTCAAGGCGACCATGCAGGAAAACCAATGGAGGGCAGCGTCATGACGGACTACGTTTACACGGCAGAATCTTGGGATGAGTTCCTGCGCGACATGCGCGACCGTGCGGTGCAACCCGCATGGCACGGCAAGCAAGCGTCCATCAAGGGCAGTTTCGAATTCACCCGTTCCCTGAATTGGGACAAGTGCATCGAACTCGCGGAGCAGGGCGACAAGATCACCACTGAGCAGGTGGCATCCGCTGCCGTCAAGGTGACCTTCGAAGCAGGACCGACTTGGGAATCTGCCCCGGTCGGTGCCTTCCCTTGCATCCCGGCCTACGCCGCAGGGGTTCCAGAGGACATGTTCGTGCCGCTCGACGATGGCGCTGCGAACTCCAAGCCTATCGTGCGGATCGCGGTCAACGTGGTGTGCAGTTCATGGGTGGACCCGCAGGACATCATCAATCGCGGTGCTGCGGTGGTTGCCCTGATCGACAAAATCCAGAGCGAAGGTCAGCGCGTGGAGTTGATCGCCTTCTGCCATATCGAAGGCCATCGCAATGACCGGATTCTGATGTCGGTTACGGTTAAACGCCCTGAGGAACCCATCGACATGGACCGGGTCGCCTTCGCACTCGCGCACCCGTCGATGCTACGGCGGTGCTTCTTTCGGGTGGTCGAATGGCTCTGCCCGTATCGCCTGAGTGGTTACGGGTCATGCGCTCACTACGACGATGTCCTGAAGGGCAGCGACCTGAACCTCCGCGCAATCGGTACCGACCGCGACACCTACGGGGACCGCGACCGTGCCATCGCCAAGGTGCAGCAACTCTGGAACGAGGCGGCGGCTTAGTGCCGCCCCTCACCGGGGTGTTTACAACTTCACAACTACACGACTACAATCCACAACATCGAAACAGGAGAACGTCATGAAATCTTATCTCGTAACTTTTGCCCCACATGAAAACGCTCCGCCGGGAAACCTTGGCAAGCCCGATTACTTTGGGTTCGTGACTAAGGCCAACAACATGGCTGATGCGGAGACCATTGCGAAGGTCAAATTCGAACGCGCCTTTGGGCGTGATCTCACTGAGTTGTATCAGGTAAAAGACATTGAGGTGCAGTCATGAACGTCATCGTGGAGCAACGATCAGTCTACGGGAACATCAAGTTCTATCCGGTCAACGACCTTGCTCAGAAGTTCGCTGACCTGATGCAGCGAAAGACCTTCGACGCCCGGAACCTGTTCGACATCAAGAACATGGGCGTGACCGTGATCATCGATCAGAAAACAATCAGCATTTAAACGGGAGATCGACATGATTCAGAACCCACAAGAGCATTGGTCGAAGGTTGCGGCATCGGTACTGCTTGGTCGCAAGATCGTCGCCGTGCGTTATTTGGACAAAGCCGAAGCCGATAGGCTTGGTTGGCACGGACGGTCCGTTGTCATCCATTTGGATAACGGGCATCTCGTTTGGGCAAGCAGTGATGACGAAGGCAACGACGCAGGAGCCTTGTTTACCACTGACCCGAAGGCAGACACGTTACCCGTGATATCGGAGGCAGCATGATCATCGAACGAAAGAGTGCAATCAGCGGGATCGTGCGGCAGCGCGACCTCGACGTAACCCCTGAGCAGATTGAACGGTGGCAGGGAGGGGAGTTGATACAGAACGTGTTCCCCCACCTGTCCCCGTCCGACCGGGAGTTCCTCGTAACAGGTACGACCGACGAAGAATGGGAGCAAATCAACGTGTGCGAGGACTGCCAATGACTTGGGATTATTTTTTATTCATGCTCCCACGCATGATGGTGTTCGCGGTGTTCATGTTCGTCGCATGGAGGATTGCAACGTGGAACAAGTAAAAGACCCCTATGTACTTCAACTGGAGTTGGAGTATAAGTTTTTAAGAGATGCACTGCATGAGGAGGTGGTCAAGTTCGATTCATTGAAGCGGCAGCACGAGAAGGCTATCGCTGAACTGACGAACGACATCACCAAAAAGTTTTTCGAATATCAAAACGCAAAAGTTGAAGCAAAGAAATACCTCAAACAAAAGCACGACAACTATCAGGAGAACGGCAATGAATGAAGCAGACTTTGAACTGTTGAAGGCTGAAGCCTTCGCTGCAACGGCTCGACATGACGTAGCACTGGCTGCTGCGGTGATGCGTATCGAACGTGACCTTGCTCTGATGTTTGAGAAGGTCAGCCGCATCGAAGAGTCGGTCATGGTTCCCCCCGGAGGGTGGGATCGTGACGATGACATCGAACTCTCAGACCCTCCCTTCTGAAAGGAGTTTAAACATGGAACGCATGTTCGTTGACCCGGCGACCGGAGACATCCACCCGGAGTCCTACTACCACCGTGAAAACATTGACCTCGCGACCGTCATCGAAGCCGTCCGCGAGGGTGACACGTTGGGGTTCGTGATTATCCCTGAGAACATACAACGCATGAAGATCAGGCACGATGCGGTGTTCGAACTCATGAAGGAATTCATGCTGAACCTGACGGAGAAGTTCCTGACCGCTGATGACGATGCGGAGAAGGAATCCCTGCGCGAGGTGGGTGTCATGATCAGCCTCGCGATGGTCCGGAACCTTCAGGAAATGCAAGGCGAAGAGCGGCGCTCAAACCTGCACTGAACGTAGCGATGGTCCCCGCACCTGTGCAACGCTACGGGAACCCCGGCACCTGTCATGGGTGTCGGGGTTTTTTTATTTCAGAAGGGCATCAATCGATTGCAATTCATTTTGTGTCGCGGCATATCCCTCGCCGTGACCTAAATCTACAAGTCGATTCGGCTGCATGAGTTCAGCAGAACTCATGAATCCCGCGCACCGGTATCTTGGGAACTCCCCCACCATCAACACAAATAAATCTACTTGAGTAACATTCTTCCACCGCACACAAAGTAATCGTCCTGATGAGTAGATGGTAGATTTCACATCGACTGCCCTGCCATCCCGAAGATAACAATCGGCAGGATTGGTGTGATCAAGGTCCAAATCTGGATAGATGTTCGCGAGTTTGCAGAATGCAATCTCTGCTGCGATTCCTTCAAGATCAGTCAGTTCGTTGGATTGATCACCCATCTTGGCATTGAACAACCCTTTCGATCTGGCGTTTTGATACCGTCGAGTTGCCAAAAATTTAGCAAGCCTTTGCTCTGCTTCAGTCAGCACTATGAAGTGACTCACAGGTTCCCCCAGTCATAGTTCCGGGTCGGATCGGGCTTGTCTGAGTACCGCCCGGTCGGCAAGTCATAGAGCAGTTCGATCTCACCCACTGCACCCACCCATTTGAATCTGGACTTCCAGACATGGACCTGAGTCTGGTCCTTGTTCCGGTGGACGGTGACGCCCATATCTGCCTTCGCAAACCATGCTGCGCTGCCACTGATGTGCTGCCCCTTGGGAACTCCTGAGTCAGGCAATTGCTTGGCAGGATGGGCTACGAACCACGCATGAATCTCATGGCTCTTACAGAACAGCACGATGTCGGTGAGCATCTTGGAGATCGCCTGATGCTCTGAGTCACCGGCCATGTCGAGATAGTTGTAGGGGTCAATTACAAGACCACGAACACCCATTCTCATGACCGCTTGCTTGGTTCGGTCGATGATGGACTGAACCGTGGATGGCGCACCGTCATGGGACTGGAGGAACACGAAGTGTTGGTTCAGGAACGCGAGTGCATAGTCCCGCTCGTCGCTCGTCATCCGGTCATCTCCGAAGAACGGTTTACCAATTATTTTCTCCGCCAACTTCGCAATGTGCATGCTAGGTGGGTTCTCAAAACTGGCTATCGCAAACCGCCACCCCTTTTGCAGGGCAATGTTGACGCAGATCTGGTCAATCAGTTCGGACTTACCGCTACCCGGTAGTCCAGTGACCACTGACAACTGACCGGGCAGGATGGTGTACAACTTGTCCAAGGAATCCATCCCGGTACTCGCCCCTTTGACGACACCCTGTTCGTAGAGGCTAATGATCTGTGTGCTGAAATCCTCTGGGAGGTACACACCCTCTAGGGGTAGGGCTTTAGCGGCTAATAGGGCTTCTCGTAAAGCCTCAGGGCCATGTTTCTGTAGGGTCTCGTTGGCATCCTTCTCAGGGAGGGACACGGTCCAACACTTGGCACGACCGATACGACGAGCAAGTTCCTCGACGAGCGCCTGTCCGGGTTCGTCATTGTCGGGGAAGAACACCACCCTCTGGACCCGGTCGATCAGTTCCCGTGCGCCCCAGACGTAACTGAACTTACCGTCCTGCTTGGGATCGACCTTGCCGTCTGTGACCTTGGCGGGTGCGCCGTTCGGGACACTGACCGCAGGGATACCGGCTGCGGCGAGGGCGAGGACATCCATCTCCCCTTCACAAATCACAAGGTCACTGAGTTCCGCAGGAAGTTGATTGATGCCGAAGAAGGACCGGGCTGATCCAGTCTGGGTAAATTCTTTATCGCCAGTGCTACGCCACTTGATGGCTTCAGGTTGGCGAGGGTCACCGTAAACGAATCCAATGGCAGGGGACTTGCCTATCCCTGCGAAGTACTTCTCTGAACCGACGAGGGGAAACTGGTTGGCAATCTCAGGATCGATACCGCGTTTAACCAGAAACTCTGTGACGATCTGAGGGACATGTTCAGTCGGTGGATCAACATGCTTGGGTGGTTGTTTGATCTGTTGTACTTGGTGCATGAATGTTCTTTTCCTGATGGCTCCCTTCACTTCACAGTGAAAGCAGTGGTAGACGATACGGTCCTGTTCAACCGTAACCCCTAGTGTTTTGACATCTGATTTCTTGCGTGAGTCTGAGCAGACGGGACATCTGATGCGTGTCGTTTCTGTCTGCAAACTCAGCACTTCTTCCAAGTTCATAGTGTCTCCTGTTCTATCTAGTTCTATTCATTCTATTCACTTAAAACACGGTGAATAGTATCTATGCCTGATGGTGAAGTTGGAGCAAAGCGCCCCCTAAACCCCATGAGAATGGGATTGGAAGCGCCTATGCCTGACGGAGCCAGTCATCGCTTACGCCTGTGCTGATTCTTTAACGTCCTCAGAACATTCAACCCGTACCATGGACGATGAGGCGCACCATGGGACACCGGAACTTGCACCCGGCTTGAGACGGCTGAACGAGGACGGACTTGATTGTCTGGGGGTATCCAGATAGGATCACGCCCGTCTCGTTGCTTGCACTTCAGAGACTACCGTCACAATCCCTGTACGGTCAAGCCCCGGTCGGTCCCCCCTTCCGGGGCTTTTTTTATTTCACGGCTTCAAGATACTTGAGCCAAGCATCATGTGCGCGTTGCCACAACTTCCGACGCTTGGGATTGCTCATGTACTTGATGTCATTGAATCGCTTGACACGATCCCATATTCGGTTGTATCGCCGCAGTGCTTCTTCTGCCGTCATAGTTTTTCCACCCTGATTTCCGCACGAGGATTCACTTTATCCAGTGCGTGATAGATGTGCTTCTCTTTCACCTGTCTATCGTTCTCGTAAATAAATCCCTGCATACAATCCAAGATCACTGACTCATCCAAGTCAGGTCTACGCGATGCGTAGTAAATCTTGATATGCACGACGAGATCACCCTCTAGCAATTCATCCAGTCTTTTGCATTGCAATTGAAAGTCACGCTCGTAAGCACGAGCCTTCGACGACTTGATGAAAGCAGGCTTACCGTTTAAATGCACAAGCATACGACTATTCGCCTTGCTTGCTGGCTCACCATACACCACAAATTCTACTTGCATACTCATTACCACAAGTTACAATGACACAAGTTTACAACAGGAGGCTACATGAAAATCGATAGCAATGTTCCATTGCCACCACGAATTGCGAAGAGAGTGACCATCGGTCCACTCCCTCTCAAAGACTTGAAAGTCGGTGACTCCATCTTGGTGGAGTGTTCCGAAGATGAGAAACAAAAAGTGTTGCATTCCGTTCGGGTCAGACTGAGCCGGTTCCAACACAAGAACAACGGCTTCAAGTTCAGTAGTAGTGCTGATAAGAAAGGCGTTCGCATCTGGCGCGTATAACAGGAGATAAAAATGAAACTCACCAACAAGTATGGATTACCGGACACTGTCGTCAGGGCTTTGACCCGAAGTGAATACACCAAAGGTGAAAGCAATCGTAGTGTGACACAACTCATCGACTCACCTCGCGTTCGCATTCTCCGTCAAGAGAACTGGGAGAACATGGAGGAAGACGTTAGTGAAAAGATGTGGGCGGTTCTGGGTAGTGCCGCACACAAAATGTTCGAAGAGACCGGCGACGATAAGCATGTCACCGAAGAGCGTCTCTTTGCAGAGGTCGAAGGGTGGGTGATCAGCGGTGCTATCGACGTTCAACGTATCGATGATGGTGGAATCACGGTCATCGACTACAAGACGACCTCTGTGTGGTCTGTGATCCTTGGCAAGAAG